GCAGCTCATACCCTCCCGTTCCGCATTATCTACCCAGCAACCCTTTTAAGATAACCTATGTAATTGGCGCAGGGCCTTTACAAAATAACATTAGAGTGTACAGACGCAAAAGAAAACTATCTCTATAAAAAACTTCCTGCCTATAGAATAAATATGTTATGGTCTTTTTTAAACGGGAACAAATGTGGAGATCTAATGAAAATATCTATAAAAATTATTTTCCTTTTTTATGGCTTTCTACCACTTATAACCTATCCACTCAACAATTTTGATATAGTTCTCAAGTCAAAATGGAAAAACCTTGATAATGACAACCAAAAAATAATTGATTTCGGAGGAGAATGGATACTTGTAGGAAGCATTACCTTTAAAAAAAGATCTAAAGAACCTATTGACACCAATTTAATTCGTACACAAGCTAAAGCTAGCCCTTACGGGCCAGTTTCCCTTGAAACACAAAAAGAATTAGAACCGAAGGTTCTTGGCTCCGAAGGAGCCATGGACTCTAAAGAGTCCTTAAAGCCTAATAGGCCAAGAAAGCCTATTAAGGCTACCGGTGCGTCTAAAGCCAAAAAGCAAAAAAAGACATTATCTACCAAAGATAAGCGAGCACGGGCCAAAGAGTTGATTAAAAATCATTCTAAAGGTGATCCACAACTCTTTAAGGCTAATGAGATGCTCGCAGCCTTTCAGGAGTCTTTGAGGGCTTACGTCAAAAATAACTATTTAAAGGTCAAACTCACCCGCAGCTCAACTACAGTGCTTTTAAAGGCTTGTGAGCTTTCAGAGTCTTTAAATGTGAGTTATGAGACCTTTGTAAAGGCCCAGTTTTGGGCATTTGATAAATGGTGGGGTGCAGCTCCAAAATTGCACCAAATTATCACTACTAAAGGCGATTACAGTGCTATTAAGCGTGTAGGCCTATACCAGCAGGCAGTTTCTGCTGGCGAACATAATCCTAAAAGAAATTTAACTAACAGAGTCATACCGGCTCCTAAAATCCCCTTAGAGGTAACGTTGCATAAAAGTGACCAACAGTTCGCCCAATTTATAAAGAATTGGAACTTAACCCCCAAAGAAGTGTTTTTACATTTCGCCGCTACTCCGTCTGAAGCTTTGCTGTATTTTGATAAAAAATGGTTGAAACGTAATGAAATTTATCAACAAATGCGTGCAAGTGGAGAGGTAGCCTAATGGGTTTAGTAGAAAGTCTTCTAGAGCCTCAATCCACCACAGCCTCTGAGCCGCTCTCTAACGACGGCTCACCAAAAGCCGATCATTCCGCCGTGAAGAATGGAAAAGAGACCACAGAGCCTCCTGTCGCGTTAGACGCAGCCACAACAAGGTTCTCCCTTCCTCTTCACGTAGTGACACCTTATTTGTCTAGAACTCCTGATTGGGGTCCGGTAGGAGAGATTGTATACAAACGTACCTACGAGTATGAAGGAGAGGGTTGGGCCCTTACGTGTAAGCGCGTAGTAGAGCTTTGTTACACTCTGCAGAAAAGGCATTGTTTAAAAAATAATCGGCCTTGGAATGACTCCAAATCTATGGTGTCTGCGTGTGAGATGTATGACTTAATGTGGAACATGAAGTTCTTGCCCCCTGGACGGGGCTTAGACTGTGGTCGTATAGACCTTATCGACAAAAAAGGCGGCGCTGTACTTAACAACTGCTTCAGTGGCGACACCAAGGTGTGCCTCACCGATGGGTCTGTGCGCCGTTTAGACAGCATACAAACACCTGTTGAAGTTTACACTTCTTGTGGGCCTCGTTTAGCCTATCCCTGCCGCTTTGGTCAACAGCAATTGCAACAAGTTGTTGTTGCGCCTTTTAGCGTTCGAAGCAACGTTCGTCACTCTATGCGGGCGACCCGAAACCACAAATGGCTGCTTGCTGATGGTACTGAAACCACAGAGCTGGCGGTAGGTGACGTCCTGGCCGCTACGGAAGTCGCCGAAACAGCCCACCATCCAGATGGATTCGCTCACGGCTTTGTGTTTGGTGACGGAACAAAAAGACCGCAAACTAACATCTCATACCAGCTCAGGCTGTGTGGAGAGAAGAACCGTTTCGCCGATAGGTTGAAAAAAGCTTCTTTCTTCCACCACAGTTACTTGATGGAATCTGGTGATGAGATGCTTGTTTTCCACTCTGAAACCAATCTAAAGGCCTTACCCACTTGTCATGAAGCGTCATTCATTCAAGGTTGGATGGCGGCAGATGGCACCCATGGGAACGGCCTAGACACTCAAGACGTTGAAGCTGTCGATTGGGTCTACAATCACGGCTGGCGCTTTGGCTACACAGTAGTGGGACACAGTACTGACGCACGTACTACTAACTTAGGTCCCCGCTCTGCTCCCCTTCATAGACTAAAATTATCCCCATCCACCGCCTGGACTGTAAAGGAGCTTCGTGAAGACAGGGTAGAGGATGTTTATTGTCTCACAGTGCCTGACGTGGGCAACTTCGTTTTGGCTAACGGGGTACTTACAGGAAACTGTGGATTTACATCCACAAAGGATGCTTCGGACGCTGATCCGTTCTGTTGGGCGATGGATATGCTCGCTTTAGGCGTTGGCGTAGGTTTTGACACTTTAGGTAATTTTGAAGTTATAGGGCCTAATAAAAACACTAAGGAAATCCTTTCTGTCCATAAAGTTAAGGACAGTCGTGAGGGATGGGTAGATGCCTTACGCTTATTGCTAAACAGTTACTTTAAGGGTTCAGCTAGCATAGTTTTTAACTACGAAGGCATTAGAGCTGCTGGGAAACCTTTAAAAACATTGGGAGGGGTTTCTTCAGGCCCTCAACCTCTGATTGATTTATTTGTCTCTCTTAGAAAGCTTCTAGATCCACGTATCGGCACTACACTAACTCAAGTAGACATTGCCGATATTTTTATGCTTATTGGGAAATGTATTGTCTCAGGAAATAAGAGACGCAGTGCTGAGCTGGGCTTAGGGACCCATACAGCTTACACACGCTTAAAAGAGCCTAATGAGTCTGGAATTTACGATCACGAGTGGCGATGGGCAGCCAATTTGTCTGTAGTTGCTGACCCAAGCTCAGATCACACACAACTTGTTCAAGCTATTGAGGATGGATGTGAGGTAGGCGTTTACTGGCTTAAAAATGCACAAAAATATGGTCGAATGGGTCGACGCCCCGACAACAAGGACCAAAAAGCGCAAGGAACAAATCCCTGTAGCGAGCAGACGTTAGAAGATCGAGAATTATGTTGTGTTTCTTCGGATACGCGCATTTTGACTAGAGAAGGCTATCCTCGAATTGGAGAGGTTGTTGGAAAGTCTGTTGACGTGTGGAACGGTAAGACATGGTCCTCTGTAGTGCCTTTTAAGGCTTCTTCAAATAAAAAATTGTATAGAGTTACTCTGTCTGATGGTTCTCATCTAGACGTGACTGATAATCATGGGTGGAGCGCGCGCACCTCAACTCAGTCAAATTTTCGAAAAATTGAAACAAAAGCTCTACAAGCAGGAATGGTTCTTGAACGGTGTGAAGTGTTTAAGTCTGAGCAAGGTGTTTCCGTTCCGTGGGCATATCAAGCTGGCTGGATTGCTGGGGACGGTTATATAGACGGTAAAAGAGTAATGGGTTTAGTTCAAAAATCTGAATACTCAATTTTAGAGACGTTGGGAGGGTCGGCCTATAAAGAACAACATCCTGCCCAATACACTGCGCCATTTAAAAGAGTTAACCTCTCTGAAGTAGTGGATTTTTCATTTGCAAAGGAATTAAGAAATTGTGAAACAGGTCTGCCGGATGAGGTGTTTACCTGGGACGCTGATTCGGTAGCTGCATTTTTTGGGGGCTGGATTGATACTGACGGCTCTCTTCGTCAGCAAGAAGGAACAGATGCATATATTTTAGCATCTTCGAATCGACGGATGTTGGTGGACGCGCAAATCCTATTACGTAAAATAGGCGTTAACTACAGCACAATTAGTTTGTATCGTACCCCGGGGACATCTACCAATTATTGTAAATCCTCTAAAGGACTTTGGAATTTATATATTCCGTCTTTTAATGCAGCCCCCATTTCAACTAAGCTTAAAAAAGCTGAAGTATTCGGAGATAGATATAAGATTAACAACGCACATCCTGAAGGCGCTAAAATAGACCGCGCAAGACGTCAAAAGGTTGTTAAAATTGAAGAATTAGAAGGGGTACACGACACTTTCTGTTTTACAGAGCCTAGTAGAGGCATGGGTGTGTTTGGAAATTGTCTGACGTATCAATGCTTAGTAGAAGTGTTTCCCTCCAGACATACGGATTATTACGACCTTCAACACACTCTTAAATATGCTTATCTATATGCAAAAAGTATTACTCTGGCTGAGACACATGATCCAAGAACTAATGATATTATTAATCGCAACAGGCGCATTGGGTGCTCTATGTCTGGAATCGTACCGGCGTGCGAAAAGTTTGGAAGATATGAATTCTTAAACAAATTCCTGCCGAGTGGGTATAAATATATCCAGGCTCTTGATGACCGGTATTCTGCGTGGTTTGGAATTAATCGGTCCATCAAAACGACGAGCGTGAAACCGTCAGGAACAGTGTCAAAATTACCTGGAGTTGCTCCTGGGGTTCATTGGCCGCACAGTGAGTATTATTTTCAAGTAATTAGATTCAGTAATAAATCCCCGTACCTTGACCCCCTTCGAAAAGCCGGGTATAGATGTGTAGACCTGGTTAACGAACCAAATATGGTCGCGGTCTATTTTCCTGTGAAAGAAGAGAACTTTGAGCGAAGTAAGCAAGAAATCTCACTCTGGGAGCAGATGGAGCTTGTTGCGCAAGTACAGCATCAATGGTCCGATAATCAGGTATCTGCGACCTTTACGTTCTCTGAGCAGGAACGAGAAAGTATTGGTTCTGCACTTGAGCTATATGCAAGCAGACTTAAATCTGCGACATTCTTTCCTAAAGATGTGAAGCAATTTGAGCACGCTCCGATGCAGGAAATTACTAAAGAAGAGTATGAAGAAGCGATGAAGACTATTAAACCTGTTGAAAATTTGAGTCCTGTGAAAGAGCTTCAGGACAAATTTTGCGATGGCGCAGCGTGCGAGATATAAGCGTATCTTGGCAAGAAGCGCAGGCCTGTCTCTCTCAAATTAAAGAAACTGGTAAGGTTTCTACTGCGCAGCAGAGGCAGGCTTTAGTTGTGGCTATTAAGTCTTTAGAATTTTTAAGAGCTATTGAAGTAAGATTTCAAGAAGCTATGACTGAGAAATCAAAGTAGAGTTTGTCTGTTAGATTTCCTTTTGACCGCCAATTTCAAATTGGCATCCTTGGGCTGTGTCTTCAAAGGCTTGAGTTTCTTCTACTCGCCTCCGAAGTCATAAAGCCTGAGTACTTTGAAGACAAAATCCTCATTTGGTATTTTGAGAAGATAATCAGTTATTACAACCAGTACGGCAGTCTTCCTAATGCGGATGTACTTAAGAATGAGTTAAAAAAGGCTGCCCGAGCAAAAACTATTCAGTCCGCAGAAGTACGGGATTATATTGAGGTTTTAGGCTTGTTAGTTCAGCGGGTTAGCGCTGCTGCTTATGTAACGGATGAGGTTGTTCGTTTTTGTCGAAGGCAGGAAGGTCGTAAGATCTACCTAGATACGGCTGAAATTATGGACACAGCCACTGACGATGATTGGGACATGATTCTTGAAAGATTATACAATGTTAAAAGCATTGGAACTTCTCAGTTAGATATGGGAATTAAGTATTTTGAGGAAGCTGAGGCTCGTGTGGAGCGTAGAGCAGCGGGGGATCTTAGAGCAGTGGCCCCCACAGGCATTAGAGGGTGGCATAAAAACACACATGCCCCTATGGACCTAGACCAATTTCTAGGGGGTGGTTTAAAAACAGGACAACTCGGGATTTGGATGGGTGCTACGAACCTTGGTAAATCGATTGCCCTCCCTCATTGTGGGAAAAGAGCCGTCGTTCAAGGAATGAAGGTTCTCCACGTAACTCTTGAGTTAAGTGCCTCCGATGTGGCTGATAGATATGATTCGGCTTGGACAAGGACTAACATTCAAGAGTTAGTCACGCACGGCTCTGCTGTTTCTGACAGGCTAAAAGCGTTATCCGACCGAAGTGGGTACGCAGAGTCTTTAATCATTAAGGAATACCCTACGGGGCAAGCTAGCGTAAACACGCTCAGAGGCCAGCTACGTCAGTTAGAAGCCATGGGGTGGCTGCCAGACCTACTTGTAGTTGATTACCTAGATCTTCTAAAACCGCTAACTAACTATAATGACGAGTATGCGGACCTAGGACACATCGCACAGGATTTGAGAGGCCTTTGTGGTGAGTTTGAAATTCCTGCTTGGTCGGCAACGCAGACTAACCGCGCTGGAATGAGTCAGGAAACGCCGGACATTGAACACATGGGGGATTCCATTAAGAAGGCACAAATTGCTGATGTGATCTTGGTTATGTGTGCTACAAAAGAAGAGCGGGCTCAAAACCTTTTAAGAATTTTTATAGCAAAAAACAGGAATGGACCAAATAAGGTCGAGCTAGAGATACGTACCGCATACCATCGAATGGCTTTGTGGGACTCAGCGGGCGAGCCTATCGATATTGCTGAACCACCTCCTGAGTAGGAATAAATATGAAGCTTTGTGCAATAGATTTTGACGGCACTCTCGTCACCCATGCCTATCCTGTCATGGGAGAGGATATTGGTGCTGTAGAATGGGTTTTACAGGCTCAAGAGTTAGGCGTGTCTTTCATTCTTTTGACAATGCGCAACGGAGTAGAGCTAGAGCAGGCTATTGATTGGTGTGAGGAACAAGGTATTAACTTAGTAGCTGCTAACGATAATGCTCCGGGCGCGGATTGGTCTTCATCTAGAAAAGTGTACGCTCATCGATATATTGATGATGCTGCCTTAGGGACTCCTTTAATCCAATCACCATTATCTCATCGACCCTATGTGAATTGGGTTCAAATAGGTCCTCAATTACTGGAATGGGCTAAATCTGTATGACTGAAGCTTCTTACGCTAAGACACATGAAAACATGTCCCCGGACTGGTGGACCCCCCCTGAGTGGATTGACTGGGTAGATGAGACGATGGGAGATTGGTGGCATGATCCTTGTCCATCAGATTGGCAAGAGGGGGACCCTAGCGGCCTTGAGATAGATTGGGCGGCTAATGTGTACTGCAACCACCCCGGCGCCAAGAGAGGTTCAGCAGCTCGTTGGTGGCGTAAAGCAATGGATGAGCAATGTGAAAAGTTAATTTGGTGTGCCTTCAACATCGAACAGGTACGACATTGTTACCCTTCTCAGTTTGACATTCCTGGATGGCTGGTAATGCCTCGTACACGCACTTCTTTCATCTGGGGAGGACCTACTGGCTGGAATGGTACGAGTCGCGTACATGGAGAACCGGGTAAATCACCAGGCAATTGGTCTGTATGGTGGACCAACATTGAGCCGGCTAAACCTCCAAAAGAGTGCATAATTCATCGCACTGGATAATATAGAAAGTTGAGTTAAATCAAGCACTTGTGTCTAACTAAAAGATTGACTAGGGTAGGACAAGTTGCTAATGTTAATTACTTAGGATTTGTTTTTTGTTTCGTAGTTACGATTTTAAGTGTCCATCTTGTGAACAACGTTTCGACGCATTAGTTGATCGAGACGCGACTAGTGAGGTTTGTCCCGAATGTGGGACTGAGTCTCCAAAGGTCATGAGCGCACCCCGTGTTGGGATGTATAACGATCCGGCTGTAAAAGCTGCTGCTTTGAAAAAACGGTCATATGACCACTCAATGGCAGATGCCAAAAAGAATGCTGAAAAAATAGCATCTCAGCTTGGTGGGGTTGCAAAGCCTCAAGCCAAATGGAATATAAGATCTACGAAGTCAGAAAAGAAGTCCCCGTAATGGGAGACTGATGGCGTTATCAAAAGATTTTTATTTAGACCACACATTTAGTACGACTCCGACGAAAACCTGGACAGGTATTCAAGGAGGAATTTACAAACTGATTCAGACAGTGGACCAGTTTGAAGCCTTTGTGAAGCTGTTAAAAGAGCAAAGCACTATTGCTGTCGACACAGAAACAAGCGGGCTTAGTTGGGTTAAAGACCATGTGTGTGGAATTGTTGTTGGCTGGGGGGTAGAGAACAACTACTACTTGCCCATTGAGCATAAAACCACAGAAGCTCAGTTAGATTCGGATGTGATTGTTCCTATTCTTAAGGAAACGTTCGAAAATCGCAATGTCACTAAAATTTTCTGGAATGAGAAATTCGATAGACATTTCCTGAGAAAGCTAGGATTAGAGACTAAAGGTGTTCGTCATGACGGGCTAGTACTCATGCACCTGCACAATGAGAATTCCCTTAAGGGCTTGAAGTTTGTTTCCAAAGAGAAAATAGATAAACAGGCAGACTTATGGGACGGGTGGGTTCTTGAGTGGCGTAAAAATGAAGCGAAGCGCCGTCGTAAAGAGTTTGGAGCTATGATTAAGGAAGATCTTGCTCTAAGGCGTCCAGAACTTACTGAGGTGCTTATTGACCAAATAGGGTACGCTGCCCACCAAGATTTAACAAAGGCACAGGTAACCGCCAAGCTTAAGGGTTTACTGCGCACTGAGCTAGAAGCTCACCCACTAGCTACAAACAAGTTGGATGACAT